TAGCTTCTTCCGTATAAAATACCCGACCGTCGGCGGCCTTCTCCCTGACGTGTGTCTCTGACAGCCCGCGGTTGTCGGCAATTGCCTGAATAAAGAAACCGTAAGCAGTATCCAGTTCAGCCTGGATGTATTCTTTATCGGATGCACTCAGCGGTTCAAACGGGTTGCCTACCTTCTTGTATTTACCCGCGGCAAACACGGTGGCCTTCACGCCGTCCTTCTTCATCATCTCGCTGTATTCCATGTGGGTAGCAATCACCCCGATACTGCCGAAGCTCGCCATTTGCGTGCCGTGTATCTCACGAGCAGCACTCCCCAGCCACATGGCAGCCGAATGCATCGTACCTGAAGAGAATGCAGACACCGGCATAACGTCCTCGTCGATGGCCTTGATAGTGTCAGCAGCCTCGGCCAACCCGGTAACCCGTCCTCCGGGTGAGTCGACATCGAGCAGTATGTTATCAATCCCGGGAGTCATCGAGGCAGCGGTGACGGCATTGGCTATTTCGTCGTACCCTGTCATGCCGAAGATCCTGGTGATCCAGTTGGACTTGGCTACCAGCTTGCCGGATATATCGACAGAGGCAATAGAGCCTATGCGCTGTACCATGTACCCGTAACCCTGAAACTCATCGGCGTCCTCCTGCATGTAGGCCTGGGCATTGAGTTCAGCCCCTTCCGGCAACTCCCCCATGCGGGATTCGGTATCAAGGTACTCCTTGTAACTGTCTGTATCGCCAGCCCAGATAAGGTTCAGTATGGTTTGTTTAAGGTTCATGTCGAGGTAACTCCCTTATTGACTGTCTCCCCCGGCTTTCTTGGGGGTGTCTGATTGCAAAGCATTGCCCATCGGATCCGAATTGGGCGAGGCATCGCCGGCGTTCACGTCAGCGCCGGTGGTGTCCTTAAAGAAAGTACCTGACAGAGGGGGAGCGCCCGGGGGCCGCGGCCCTGTTCCCAATAACTCGGCTGCCTCTTCGTCTGTAATGAAACCAAGGGACAGTTGTTCCAGTATCCTGTCCTGCTGCATGATGCGGAAGGCTTCCAGCTCCGTCTCCGGCCGGAGATCGATGGGCTTAAAGACGAACTTCACGTAGACATCAGCCCCGTAGAGCCGTACAGCCAGGGTCATCGCCCTGCTCATGACCTGTTCCACCGGCACCTGTACCGACCGCGCTATCTTCAGGTACACCAGCGACTCTGTGTTGGACAGGCTTTGGCTGCCGGCCAGTCGCAGGCCTATGATGGACGGGTGGGTCTTCAAACTGGTGGAGAGCATGCCGGACAATGCAGCAAGCAGCTCCTTGTAATCCATCTTCTCACCTTCGGCAGAGATGGAATCGATATCAGCCAGATCATAGGTAACCAGGGCGTCTTCTGGTTCCAGTGTGTTGATGATCGAGACGATGTCATCCCGGGTCTTCTCCATGTACGACCTGAGCTTATCAGGGTCAGACGCCACGTCTGATGGCGCGGATGCCCGCACCTTCTCTGAGTCCAGCTTCACCGTTATGCGGGCATGCCCTGACCGGCGCACTGCCCTGCGCATGTCCTCTATGAACTCTGCATAGTAGAACGCAGTATTGAGCGCCCCTTCCAGCATCGAGGAGGAATAGGCCTGGTTGGCTTCCTTATGTGACTCCGCCACCCAGAAGGTAGGGATGTTCAGATCGATCTCACCGCCGGCAGCCTGCTGCACAGGGGACAGCCCCTGGGAGCGCTTCTTCCACTGCAGCTCCTCGTACGGGATAACGTTGATCCTGTCAGGGAAGCGCTCCTGATTCAGGACCAGCTCAGTGGCGATGGCACCCGTCTCGATGACCTCACGCAGCCCGGTCTCTATGGCAGAGTCCAGCGTGTTCTTATCGGAGAACCCTTTCGTGTAGTCGTACAGGGTATCCATGGAGGCAGCGACGGAACGTACCAACTGGGTGCCTTCCGCGTTGTACTCATGGGTACCGGTAGTAAACGCCTTCAGGGAGTACCCTGACATCGCATTCTGCACAAGGGCGAAGACCGCAGCCGATACCGTACCATCGACCCTGGCAAGCTTCCTGATGGCCTCGATCTTACGTCCACCGTCACGCAACTGCCGGACGGTCTCAAAGACCATCTGGGTATTCTGTCTCGGTATGAGTGACCCGGAGTCCTGGTTGGATCCCGGGGTCGCGGCCTTAGCTTTCTTCGCAAGAGAGCGGGGTAGAACAACGACTCCTTTAACTTCTGCCATCGTCCACTACCTCGGTAAGATGCTGGTGTGTTTGGAGGAAATCTCCTCTTCAGCACCGAACCTCGCCTTTATCACCGTAGCCGGTGCCACGACCGGTGCATATTGGTTGAGATAATCGCATAGACCCATAGCGATCATCAAGTAATTCAACGCATTGGCATAGTGGTCAGGGCCGACATTTACCCACGCTGTCTTGGTATCGCCCTGGCTGTCCTTAGAGGACACCCGCCTCATATTCTCAAGATGGGCCTGTACAGTAGGCATCTCCTGGCAGTGAGGGAACCTGACCAGTCCCTTGTTCACCGCCTTGGCAGTGGCGTTAAACGAATCCACCTTGCCGGCCACCACCACCTGTTCGTCCATCTTCACGTCAATGGTCGAGAGATTCTTCTTTCCCATCCTGACGTAGTAACAACCATATACCTGATTAACCAGAGACTTACCGATCAATTTCAGTACCGTGGAGAAGTCAGGGCCGGCGTCGACAACCAGCCGGACAACCCCGTACCACTTCATCAGGTCCATCACACGTTTGAATAATTCATCGTCCTCACCCTGCCTGATCTGCTCGGCATGGATGATATCGACCGCCTTCCCACCAGCCAGCCGCTTACCCACCATAAACCAGCTGGTCTTACCAATATCGAGTCCAGCCACGCAGTCGTGAGCCGCAAACATCCCGGGCGCGACGGCCTGTACCACGGTATTGGACTTGATGACAGAGGTCAGGAATGAGTTATCCGCATCCTGGTAAGGCAGACCCCACTCGAAATTAACCCAGTCAGCCTTACGCTCGTACTGGTCGATGGCCTTAATCGTCTTCGACAGTGGGTTAACAAACGGGACATCGTAAGGCATGACCTGGTACCCGCCCATCTCGGCATCGGGGTTAGCGTGCACCCACTCCCTAGTATCAGCATCCATCAGGTTGGCATGCGTAATCTCCTGTCGGCAGGTCGGGCACAGCAGAGCCGCCTCGTCCACCTTGTAGGTCGGGTTGTCCAGGTCTTCCCTTTCAAAATCAACAAGATTACCGTCGTACCCGGGGATGATGACGTCCTTGAATGGGGATAGCGCCACTCGATCAGAGCAGTGGTAACACTGCACCGTATAGCGACCGCAGGTGGAGGAGTCGAAGTCTGAACTGACCCCGTACTTGTCCACTGTCGGGGTGGAGAAGTCACGTATCCACCCACCCCCTTCGGCATGGCCCAGACGACTGAAGAACATACTGAGCAGCGCCTGGTTACTGAAATCCACCTCGTCCCTGATCAGCATGTCAGCAGGGATTGAGATGGGGGAGGACTGTCCTGACGTACCCACCACGTACAGGAACGAGGACCCGAACTGCTTCAACTCGGCACTGTCAGCCCCGGGCGGCACCAGGTCGGACAGCGTGCGGGAGGCCTCGACCACGGTATTGATACGGGACTTGGCAAACTTGGCTGCGAACTTGGCAGTTGGCAGGGTGTAGATAGCAGTCGATCCGGAAAAGATTGACAGCATGCCGAGCGCCATCCTCACCGACAGCTCAGACAGCCCTACCTGCGAACATTTCCTGATCTTGGTGTGGTGGTGTTGGTCATTGGCTATGGCTATCTGCATCTCATGATTCAGAAAAGACCATGGCAATGACTTGTCCTTCGGGTGGCGGGTATGGTCAACCAGCCACGAGGCCATGCGCGACATGTCCCGGGTCCCGGCTGCTCCAGCCCGTACCCTGTCAATAAAGGTACTGGCTAGCGGTATCACTTGGCTCGAATGTCCAGGGCAGGGCCGAAGGACAACCCTGTGGGATATGCCGCCAGGAATACTGTAAGAGATACGTTATGCCGACCCTTGGGAACCCCGGCTGCCCCCAACTGCAGGATCAATTTGGTAGGGTCTGTGAAATCGAAGTAAGACGGGTCAGTGTTTGAATCTATGGACAGGTGAGCGGCAGGGGACAGGACAGTATCGCCTTTGCCGAATTCCAGAATGGCCCTGGTTATTGCGCGGTGGTCGTTAAGATCAGCCCCGTCCACCTGCAGACGCAGCCCGATCGTATTGCCATACCCCTCGTACACAACTTCAGTAGATAATGCCATGGCAATGCCTCGTTACTTATTACCCATGTAGAAAGGTATGGTCAGTATCTTACCATCCTTAACGAACTGGTCCGGGTCGATAGATGACTCCACCGTCACAACCTGAGACCCGGCGGAGTTACTGGGGTTGACTGATACGCTGTTAAAGGTTCTCTGCGTGAATAAATTGTTATTAGCCCCGACAAGATTGACAACATAGCGCCCCTCTTCAAACGTAACAAAATAAGGGTCTATGATTTCGACTGACCTGATATACGTAACACCGGCAATGGTGATGTTGGTGTTATGGTCATGGGTACGAGGCCACGGCCTCCCGTCAGGGTCGTCCTCCATGTCCCGCAACGTAAGACGAAAAGCATCAACATCCAGTTCACGGATCTCCGGAGAGGCTGATATCAGAGGTATATCGACCCTTGGTATAGTGATCTCTCCGGAGACCCAGTTAACTGAAATAGCCACGTTTAGCTATCGCTGTTTCTTACGGCACCCACCTCAAACCCGGTTGAGCCGAAAGTAGCTGTTGCCGGGAACGGCTTGATAGGGCCGTTCTTATCCGAGCTGTAGCCATTCTTCACCACGATCGCCACGTCAGTACTCCCAGCCCCTTTAACAGCCGTGTAAGATACTTCCGTACCGGAAGTAACCTCCTTATCCACGAAAGCTCGCATCACGTTATTCCCAATGCCGGCAGCGCTTGGAGCGGTTCCGACCAGGGTGTATGTCAGCGTATCGTACGATGAGTACTCAAGGAGATCGTAGTTGCCGTCACTGTCGCGCTCTATACGCAGGAAGCCTGACGACGGAGTGTTGTCAGGGATGGCCGCAACAACAACCTCTGTAGAAGTAGAGGCGATCAGCGCCGTGGTTAGGGTGGTCTCTGCAAATGTCGGCAGCGCATCCCCGTTGGCGTCGGTAGCAGCCCCGTTCCAGGGGTAGATGGTAACAGTGTCACCGATCTCCAGCTTGGTAACCTTCCCGGTCTGATTATTCGGCGGCTCCTGTGCAGTACCAGCGAGGTTAAGCAGCTTGTCCCCGACGATAGCGTCAGAATTATCCAGGCCGATACCGAAGTTGGTTTGGAAGTTGGCGCCCGTATATACGCCAATGAACTGATTGTTAATGGTCCGGTTAGTGATAGTCCCATCCACGGCGACCGTCTGGTCAGACGTACCTCCATAGAGTAGCTGCCCGTCTGCCGGATCCAGCCCAGTCAACCCTTGCAGATACAAGAACCCGTCAGTGCCGTTGTCATCCAGGCCCAGCAACAAGGCAGAGCCTGAGTTAGTATGGGAAGTAACGGTATCTACATCACCGTCACCGGTAGCCCCCGCCATGGTGTCGGCATCCGTAGGCAGTGTCGAACCGTCGAGGTCCACAATCAACGTGCCGGTAGCCCCTGCATCATTATCGTACAGCAGGCGGCCCTTGGCCCCGGACGGGGAGAACGTGATGACCTCCCCTATGGTCATGTTGGTGGTCTGCCCGGAGTAAGTAATCTCAGTACCCCAGTACAGCACCTCTGCCGCCGTCAGGTTCCCCGACTCGGTGCCGTAGGCAAAGTTCTTGTTCACGCCTGTGAACAGGTGGGCGTCCCTGCCAAACAGGGTCTCCGCTGTACCACGACGCTGGATATACTTTGAGCGCTCATAGGCCTGCAAGGAGTTGGCAGAGCCGAAGCCATATTTCAGGTAGTACTCAGTGGCGCCGTTGCCGTTGTTGTAGTCGATGGTTGTATAACCCTCGGTGACAACTACGGTGTTGTAAGGGGCCCCGGCGACGGTGCCTACTACAGTCAGGTTGTTACCGTCAGTACTGGAGAACAGGGCGAGGCCGGTGGTGCCTGTGGACAGGGTGGTGCCACCCTCAAAATAGCTGTCGCCGAACTCAAGTAGCTTGCCCTTTACACGCTTACCATCGATATCAGCATCATCATCCCGGGTCTTGATAAGGATACGTATATTGCCGTCAATGGAGTGAGGCATGAACGCATTCTTCCAGTAGTCAGTGACTATGGTGTCATTCTGATTCAAGACTGGCTGGGTGTCAGCATTCGGGGTCGTCACCTGAAGGTTCAGGCCGGAGTAGAGAGTGGTACCGCCTGACTGTGAGATAGACCCGTCATACATGTGCTTGGCAATGGTGTCGTCTATCACCATGTTGCTCAGCAGGTTCACGATCTTGTTGGTGTCCTTACCTGACGGTACCGGGTCAACACGGCTCAGGTCATCGTTGCCATAAATACTCTCATTGTCATTCAAGTCAGACAACAGACGATGTAGGTGTAGCGGAGTATATGCCCGGTCATGGACAACTCCATTCACCGTGCCGTCTCCTGACGCGCCGTTATCGAACGTATCGTTATCCGCCGGGAGGCCAAGATCTACAGAGCTGGTAAACCGTACAGAAAGCTCTCCGGTAGCGCCGGCATCGGACTCTACCGTAATCACCTCAGCAGTTTGCCCGCCACTAAAAGTCAGCGTGTCCCCTGCTGTCACATCTCCTGTCTGGCCATCAAAGAAAAAGCTGTGAGTGGAACTGAGAGCAGGCCCGGCCCATACCATGATACCGGTACTCGGGACTGTAAGGTCCTCCCGCATGTACGCAGGGTACTGCATCAGGTCAGCGTCCCCATTGGTGTCTGCCGTGGTGGACCCCTGGGTAAGGGCGTCGTCGTTCGCCGGGGCAGGCCCGGATACCAACGCTATCTTCAGCTTACCTGTATCGCCGTCATCAAAAACACCAACGATAAACCCGACCCCGCCCGTCCAGGTTAAATTAGCGCCTTCTGCCGTAAAAGGGCCAGAAGCCTCGTTATCGTAGTTAACGTTGTAATAATCAGTCATGACTGCTCACCTCAATCGGGTATCATAAGATTCGTTACGGAGAACCCATTAGCGGAGTCTATAGTGCCACTAAACGGGGTGGGTTGGTAAATCGGAAGTTCAGAACCTTTCTTGGCAAAGCCCCCCATCGGTTGATTACTCCCATATGCCCTGGTATCACTGATGACCCCGCTGGCATTTGTCAATCCATCTACAAGGATAGCCGTGGCCTTTATCGTCCCTGTGGCGGGGGTGGTTGGCGTCCCCGAAACAGTGAAAGTATAAGCATCTGCGCCGGTCACAGTTATCGTCTTGATTCTATTATATTCAT